GTTCAATTGCTGCAGCAGCATTTTCAGCTGCTTGCCTTCTGGCTTTATTTGCATTACTTACACCCGCAACTGCTGCTGTTGCACCAATGACAGAAGCTACAACTCCCATATCAACCTCCAATATATTTCACAAACAAACGCTCAGTCTCTTTATGACCAAGGCGACTCAATAAAACACCCATGTCTTTGTGTAACTTGGTGCCCGTGTAAACACGCTCGCACCCTTTTGCACTCAAAGACTTCTCTGCGAACTTAAACAAATCAATTCCCACTCTTCCTTTCCTGTAATCAGGATGAATAAAGTACATGTCAACATACGCAGTCAAACTATCTTTGTAATGCAGATGCGGTCTCACAATGCTTGCGTGATAACCCACCAACTTGCCGTCATCTCTCAAAGTCACGATGTGCAAACCGTCTGCATCTTCAAGCAATTGAAAAGTTTCTATGTCTGGGTTGAGCTTTATCTTCTCTTTATCCAGAGCAATCTCATCCCAATGCATTGACCACAAATACCTCATGTCATCAATGCACTCAGATATCTTTTCAACAGCAAAGATTGTTGTCATACAAAAATTTTATGGTGTGTTTTTGCAAATATCAAACTGCGTATATCAGATTGATATCAAGAGAAAATATCGAAGTCCAAAGCAGCCGTCGTCATGCCAGGAGCGCGGCCACCGAGCTGGTGTGTGCGGGTCATTCGGTTGTATTCGCCACCGCCCAGCATCAAATACCCGAATGAATCACCAATGTGTGAGTGTTCGTTCTTGTTTGGCGCGTCTTTGAAGCGCTCATGGCCGGCACCGACTGCAACTCGCTTGAAGTGATAGCCACCACCCAGCGCTTTGCGCAGAAGCTTGCACTCTCTGTTCACAATCAGGCCGGGCTTGCCCATCACCAGCCGCATCATGGGTGCAGCCGACGCTTCACGACGCACTTTGAAGTCATTGGACGCAGTTGGCTGCGCTTTTAGACCCAGTGTGCGCAAGAAGTCGAAGGCAGTGACCTCATAGATGGCATCTCTGGCCATACCAGCGGGGTCACCCCAGATCAAAACCTGGTGATTCGGGTATCGAGCGTTCAATTCAGCCAGCAGCTGGGTGCCAAAGCGCTCCAGGCCCATGTCGAAGGTGACAATTTCCTGATGTATCACCCACCGACCGTTAGGCAGACGCTGGCCAATGGTGGCTGCAGGGGTCAAACCGAAGTCCAAGCCCACTTGGATGGGCACATTGGGGTCAATGTCGGTGTCGCCAGACATGGTTGAGTCGTCATACTCTGGCCAGACTGATCTACCCTCCTGGACGTAGACATATTCACCACCCGCATAGCAGCGAATCCAGTCAAGAGTCTTACCGCCAAGCATCTGTAGGTAGTAACCAGGCGGTAAGTTGTTGCGGTTCTCAGCCTTGGGGTTTACTTTCCACCACTTGGCAGCCGCGAAGATGTGGTCGTTGGCCTCGGGCATCTCTGGCAAGTTCTCTGGGTCAACCGGCACCACGCCACCAGGCTGCTTGAAAAACTTCCAGGCAAACTGGCCGGTGAGTTTTTCTTTTTCAGCCAGTTTGTACCACCAGTGGTCGTCATCCATCGGGTTGGTGTCCATCCAGATCCCCGACCAGGTCGCCCCGCCATCACGTTTGGTCGGATATCGGCCCACACGGTGGGTCAAGCCGTCGATCACAGCCTTGGGCAGCTCACGCGCTTCGTTCACCCAGGCACCAGTCAGCTCAAGAGACAGCAACTTGCGCACGTCTTTGGGTTGGTCAAGGGCTAAAAAGATCACCTCACAGTCAATGCCGGCTGCATCCCCACGGCTGGGCAGCTTGATGTGGTGCGTGATAGGCGGTGTCCACAGTAGTGG